TTGAAAATAAACTCAATAATCGACCTCGTAAAAGACTTGGATACCTCACGCCAAACGAAAAATTTAAACAAATTATTAATCAGAATTCTGTTGCATTTGCAAGTTGAATTCAGCGATTACATTGCTTTTTTACGCTTTTGTCATGCGTTCTATTTAGGCTTTTCAAGAAGCATCATATAGCTGAGAGCAACGGCGATAGCCGAAGCGGAAGGGCGCGGCGACCAAACCACGCCCTTTTTTAATAAACCAATAGCGTAAGATAAACATGAGGAAGAAGAAACAAGAAAGCGAAGAAGACAGCGACCTGCGTATAAGCGGCGTTGATTTCGGAAACATAGAGCTGCCCGATTTGGACTTATCGTTATTCGACGTGCTTAACGACGAATATAACGAGGAAACGCGCTACATAAAGCCGAAGGTTTACGAAGTGAAGCCGGAATATGTCTTATACGACAACGCGGTAAAGTTGGCTAAGGACTTGCGGCTGGACTTCGGCGCACGTTACGACGTGTTTGTTAGTGGCAGCTTCATTTTTGGCGACTTCTTAGAAGCGTTCATCATGGGGTATAACGCCAAGTGCAAGAAGATGACTATAAGCACACTTTCGTTAAACCAAAACAACGTAGATAGTTTGTACAACCTTCTTGCAGGGAACTACATAGACGAATTGAACCTAATAGTAAGCGTTTACTTTTGGGGCAACGAAATAAGAAGCCTTATCCCCTATATGTACCGTAAACTTGACTTCGGCAACAAATTCCAATTATCAGTAGCATCCATACACACCAAGACCGCACAGTTTGAAACGTTGGGAGGGCGAAAGGTGGTAATACACGGAAGCGCGAACCTAAGAAGCAGCGGCAATATAGAGCAATTCACGATAGAGGAAAATCCCGAACTATACGACTTCTACGATGACCATTTAAGCCGGATTGCCGAGAAGTACGCAACCATAAGGAAACCGGTACGCGGTAATGACTTATGGGCAGAGTTAATTAAAAAGAAGTTTAACGATTAAAAGAAGGAGGTTTTATGCCAAGTGGAAGCGAAAGCAGAAGCGGCGGTAGCCGGATAAGAAGAAGCACCGCAGCGAGCCAAAGGGGTTACGTTCCGTGGAATCCTTCAATGGACACCCCATTTTAGTAGTGAGTAACACAGAGCCGCACCGACAGCACAAAGACGCGGCGCGGCTCTTAATTCTATTTCAGATGGAGAAGAAGAAAGAAGAAACAACGGAAAAACAAAGCAGGAAAGCGAACATAGCCGACATGGTGCAAAGCCAAGTTTTGCCGTTGGCGGATATAACCCCGAATAAGGGGCAAATTCCCGGCGTTCCTAAGAACCCAAGGCTTATCCATGATGATAAGTTTAAGCTATTGAAGCGCAGTATAGAGGAAGACCCGGAAATGTTGGGACTTCGGGAAATACTACTTTACCCCTACAAAGGGAAGAACATTATCGTAGGCGGAAATATGCGCTACCGGGCATTGAAGGAACTGGGATATACGGAAGCAATAGTAAAGATATTGCCGCAGGCTTTCACGGCAGAGAAGCTACGCGCCATCGTCATAAAAGATAATAGCGGCTTTGGGGAATGGGATTGGGACGAATTAAGCAACGTTTGGGACGCTACCGACCTTGCTAATTGGGGCGTAGATGTGCCGGAATTGGATAAGGTAGAAGTAGAGGAAGAAGCCGAAGAAGATGACTTCAACGTAGAGGAACACCTGCCAAAGAAAGCAAAGGCGAAGTTTGGCGACATATACGCTTTGGGCAAACACAGGCTTATTTGTGGAGACAGCACCGACGCGGAAACGGTTAGCTTGTTGGTTGGTGACAGCAAAGTAGATTTGCTTCTTACCGACCCTCCTTATAACGTGGATTATTCAAGCAAGAACGAAGCGTTAAACGCGGCAGACAAAGGCAACCGCATACAAAAGGACATCGCCAACGACAAAATGGGAGATGCGCAGTTTCAAGAGTTCCTAACGGCGGCTTTCACAAACGCGAACCACCACCTCAAGCAAGGCGGCGCGTTCTACATTTGGCACGCAGGTACGGAAGGGCTTAACTTCAAGATTGCAGTAAAGCGCGTGGGTTGGGACTTGAAGCAGATACTTATTTGGAACAAAAATAACATGGTTTTAGGAAGACAGGATTATCAATGGAAGCACGAACCATGTTTATACGGTTGGAAGCCCGGCGCAGGACATTACTTCATAGCCCGGCGCGATTTGCTTACGGTGTACGAAGAAAAGGACATCGATATAGACGCGCTTACAAAAGCGGAAATGAAAGACTTGCTTAAAAAGTTCCTTCAAGGCTCAATCCCCACGACCGTAATAGACGAAGACAAACCGCTAAGGAGCGAAGACCACCCAACAATGAAGCCGTTAAAACTTATGGGGCGTTTGATACGAAACAGCACACGACCGGGCGAAGTTGTGTTAGACCTTTTCGGCGGAAGCGGTAGTACGTTGATGGCGGCTGAACAGTTGGGGCGCGTTTGCTATACGGTTGAGTTAGACCCGTGTTATATAGACGTGATTATAAAGCGTTGGGAGGAATACACGGGCGAGAAAGCAAAGTATTTGGGAAATTGCGCCAAAGAAGGTAACACCGAACAAAAAGAATAAAAACACCGAGAAATGGCAAATGAACAGAATTTACGCGAGCCGTGGAAACCCGGACAGAGCGGAAACCCGAAAGGGCGACCGAAAAACCGAGTTCCCGAACAACTTGTAACGATATTCGGGAGCAAGGCTAAGGCTAAGAAGTTCTATTGCCTTAGCGCGACCGAAATAAACGAATGGGAAGCCGCCATACTTACGCTATCAGCCGAAGACTTGAAAGTATTGGCGAAGTGGAGCGGCGCACCCTCATACCCGAAAGGGCTGGCGATTGCGGTATTAAGCGATATGAAGAACGGAAAGACTACGACGCTCGACAAATTGCGAGAACGCCAATACGGAAAGCCCACGCAACGGATGGAGGTAACAGGAAAGGATGGCGCGGAACTTATACCGGCGCGGACGCTTACCAAAGAGGAAGCGCAGCAGCTTTTTAAGGACTTGCAAGAAAACTACTAAGGAATGGAGATAAGGGACATAGACGTAATAAAGACGTGGACGCTGCAAAGTACGCTAAACTTTACGCGCTACTTCTTCAAAGAGAGGTACAAACGTAAGTTTGTCGTAGGCAAGCACCACGTTAAAATCGCGGAAGCCTTAGACCGGGTATTTCGCGGCGAATCTACGCGCCTTATCATAAACATAGCACCACGATACGGAAAGACGGAATTAGCGGTTAAGAACTTCATAGCTATGGGGCTTGCCATAAACCCAAAGGCGAAGTTTATACATTTGTCATATTCCGATGATTTGGCGCGGGACAATTCGCGCGGTGTGCAGGAGATTATACGGGATAGCAGCTACCGGCGTTTGTTTCCCGGAACGATGCCTACAAGCGTGAACACGCGCAAATGGTTTACGACGGAAGGCGGCGCACTTTACGCCGTGAGTTCAGCCGGACAGGTAACAGGCTTCGGCGCGGGTTTGGTTGATAAGGAAGACGAAGAAGAATTAGCCGCAGAAGTTGAGGAATTAAGCAGCGTAGATAACGGGGACTTTGGCGGCGCGATAGTCATCGACGACCCGATTAAGCCGGATGACGCAAGAAGCGCGTTAGTACGCGATAAGGTAAACCAAAAGTTTGAAACCACTATACGAAACCGCGTAAACAGCCGGAAGACCCCGATTATAATCATCATGCAGCGTTTGGACGAAGATGACCTTTGCGGCTATTTGCAACGCTTAGAGCCGGACGAATGGGAGGTTTTAAGCCTTCCGGTTATAGAAATGGACGAAGCCGGGAAAGAAGTACCGCTTTGGGAGTTCAAACACACCTTAGAGGAACTGCACGACCTTAAAGAAAAAAATTCGTGGGTATTTGAAACGCAGTACATGCAGAACCCGAAGCCGCTTACAGGTTTGATGTACGAACGCAGTTTTAAGACCTACGAAACGATACCTGTAACCCGGAAACATACGGTTAAATCCTATATAGATACGGCGGACACGGGCGCGGACTTCCTTTGTTGCATCATCTACATAGAAACGGAAATAGGTAACTTCATTCTTGACGTGTACTATACGCAAGACCCGATGGAAACGACAGAGCCGGAAACGGCGCGGCGGCTTTCCAAGTACGAAGTAGAACGGGCTATCATAGAGAGCAACAACGGCGGGCGCGGATTTGCCCGGAACGTGGAAGCACAATGCCGTTTGTTGGGCAACCGCAAGACTTCGATAACGTGGTTTCATCAGTCGGAAAACAAGGACGTGCGCATCTTCAATCATTCGGCAGAAGTGCAGAACCTAACCTATTTCCCGAAAGGCTGGGAACACTTGTACCCGAAATTCTACAAAGACATAACCCAATATATGAAAGTCGGCAAAAACGCCCACGATGATGCACCGGACGCACTTACGGGAACGGTGGAGAAACGAAGCGGACAGCCGCAAAAGTTGGCAAACATTTTTAGATAACTAAATACTTACAATTATGACAATAGAAGAACTTTTGGCAAAGAGTGAGAACGAACTGACAGGCGTTATTAACGAGTTGAGGAACGGACGGAACACACCCGAACCGGACTCCATTAACTATGCCATGCAGTATGACCCGAAGACGCACGACATTAATGACCAGTCAAAACGACCGGACAAACTTGTAGTGATTGACAAGGACAGCGACGAATACGGCGAAGTCAAAAACATAAACCCGAACGTGGAGCTTACCACCGAACAAGGTTTTAGGATTGAACGGGTAGCCCGTATAGCGTTGGCAATTCAAAAGCTGATAGTAAAACGCGCCGTAGCCTTCACGTTTGGAAACCCGGTTACATATAACGCCAACCCGGACGGAGAAGAAGAAAAGGCACTTTTGCAGGCATTAAACCGGGTATTTTATGACGTGAAAGAAAAGACCCTAAACCGCCGTGTAGCACGTAGTTTGTTCAGCACAACGGAAGTAGCCGAACTTTGGTATCCGGTAGAAACAGAACCGCACGAACTTTACGGTTTCAAGAAAAACATCAAGTTCAAAGTAGCCATATTCAGCCCGATGTTTGGCGATAGGCTTTACCCGTACTTTGACGAATCGCGCGACCTTGTAGCCTTTTCGCGTGAGTTCACACGCAAAGACCGTGACCTCATTACGCGAACCTACTTTGAAACATACACAAAGGATAAGCACTACTTATGGAGTTGCGAGGGTTTGGAAACGGCAACGAGCGGCACAAATTGGCAGTTGGTGGAGGGTTATCCGAAAGACATCACAATAGGGAAAATTCCCGTCATATACGCAAGCCAGCCGCAAGTAGAATGGGAAGACGTGCAAAGCCTTATAGACCGGTTGGAAAAGTTGCTATCCAACTTCGCGGACACAAACGACTACCACGCAAGCCCGAAAATCTTTGTTCGAGGGACGATAAAAGGATTTTGCCGGAAAGGGGAAGCTGGCGGCATCATTGAAGGCGAAGACGGAGCGGAAGCGCAATACCTATCATGGGCGAACGCACCCGAAAGCGTAAAGTTAGAGATAGACACGCTTCTAAGAATGATTTACACGATTACGCAAACGCCCGATATTTCATTTGATACCGTGAAAGGATTAGGAGCGATAAGCGGCGTAGCGTTGCAGCTTCTTTTCATGGACGCTCATTTGAAAGTGCAGGACAAAAACGAGATTTTCTCCGAATACTTGCAACGGCGCGTAAACGTGCTTAAAGCATACATGGCAGAAGCTAACATAAATTGGCGTACAGCCGCAAGCCATTTAATCGTAGAGCCGGAAATAACGCCTTACATAATTGAGGACGAACTAAGCAAGATAAATATCCTGCAAGCGGCTAACGGGCAAAAACAGATAGCAAGCCGGAAAGCCACTATACGGAGATTGGGCTGGGCGGACAACGCCGACGAAGAAGAAGCCGCAATCGAAGCGGAAGAAACGCGCGAGCGGTCATATTACCAAGGTGAACCGACTTTATAGTCATAAACGTATCAATATAATACAAATTAGGCGTTTTGGGAGCGTTTTAACTACTGATGTGAGTAAATATACCACAAGGGAATAAGACGCGCCTAAACGCCAAATCTTAGAAAAATAACTATGCCCGACAAAGAAAACAGCATAATAGCGCAGCTTCGAGGATTTGACGCGGAACATTACGCGGCAACGGAACGTTACGTCCGGCAGATTGAACGGCTATACAATACGGCTTGCGATGAGTTTGCGCGTATTGGCGCAGGAATGGAAGAAACGGAAGCCGCGTTTTCATTCGATAAGCTTCCGAAGACAAAGAAACAAGCGCAAGGGATATTAACCCGGCTTGTCGGTAAAATGGAAGCCGTCATTACGACCGGGACAAAAGCCGAATGGTTGGCAGCTTGCAAAAAGAACGACGCTTTTATAGCCGCAATACTACGCACAGCCAAACTGACCAAAGAAGAAGTAGAGCAATACCAAAGCCGAAACCTCGAAGCACTTAGCACGTTCCAACGCCGTAAGGTTGAGGGATTGGGATTAAGCGAGAGGGTATGGAAGTACGCCGGAGAATTGAAAGACGCTATGGAATTGGGCATAGACGTAGCGTTAGGGGAAGGCAAGAGCGCACAGGAATTAAGCCGGGATTTGCGCAGCTACCTCCAAGAACCGCACAGACTTTATAGGCGTGTGCGCGACAAAGGCGGAAACTTGCGTTTGAGCAAGGCGGCTAAGCTATACCATCCCGGACAAGGCTTTTACCGTTCTTCGGCAAAGAACGCGCAGAGGTTGGCACGGACGGAGGTAAACATGGCATACCGGGAAAGCGAGTTTTTAAGATGGCAGAAGTTGGACTTTGTTGTAGGCTTGCGCGTCATGCTGAGCAACAACCACACAACGACAAACAGCAAAGGGGAAAAAATTCCGCTTGTAGATATTTGCGACGAACTATGGGGGGATTACCCTAAGACGTTCAAGTTTACAGGTTGGCATCCGCAATGCCGTTGCTTTGTTGTGCCTATTTTGTCGGACTACGACGAATATAACCAAGACAGGGCGAACAGGCTTAAAGCGATTGTTAGGAAAGCGCATTATGAAAGTTTGCCATCACGCCGTACCATTACGGACGTACCGGCTAAGTTCCGGGAATACATAGACAGTATTAAGGAACGAGCTAAGGGCTGGAAGTCTATGCCCTACTACATTCGGGATAATTTCAAAGGTGGTAAGATAGAAGGCGGACTAAACGCAAACATACCGACAAAGACGATGAACAACGTAAAACCGTGTACGGAATTTGACAGGGAAATAAACTACCTCAAACGTTGGGCATACGCTTTGGGCGGCGATATGTCAAACATTGACGCGCTTAGAACCGCAGGAAACCGGGAAGCATTGGAAGCCGAAATAGAAAAGGTTAGAGATGTCATGGACGGCAATTTAGACAAATGGCACGATGCGCAGAACGAACTAAGCCGAGTTATTACGGTAAGCCTAAAAGGGTATTCGGATATACAGAACGAGTTCTCAAAGATTTTGCAGGACAACGCATCTTCAACAAAAAGGTACTACGGCGATTGTATTAGCCGCTTGAAACAGGCGGTAAAAGACGCTTTGGCTAAGCTGGCAAAGGCAAAGGAGGAAGAAGCCAAAAGCGGAGATAAGCCACATAAGGCACTACTTAAAGATTACACTACCGAAGCACAGGTAGATAAGACTTTCAAGGAGATAAACGACTGGCTTACCGAAAAATGGTTTGAGAACGGCGACCTTAAATTAGGCGTAGAAACGCATAAGGGTAATAACGGCTCTACGTGGATGGACGGCAGAACCTACCTAACAACGGATAGGCTTGCACGGGTTAAATCAGCATTAGGCAAAATCGGGCAAGGAAAATCGGCAGAGATTACAGAACTTGAAGCCGACGCGATGGCTACATTTTGGCACGAGATTACACACAACAGGAACAAACGAGGAAATATGTATTTAACAGATACGCAAAGGGCTTTCATGGAATTAGCCAACGAGTTTGTATCGCGTAAGTCTTTGCCGGAGTTCTACCGGGTATTGGGGTGCAAAGAAACGCCGCAACCACAATTCATAAGCAACCGCAATTCAACAGGCTATAACGACATGGTTAATAACTACGATTTGGTAATTAGGGAACTGGGACTTAACGCAGATAAGGCATTGGCGACCGTTAGGAAGAATTTGTTTAACGAGGTTTACTCTGATCAAGCAACCGGGCTAAAACAAGGTCTTTTAAGTGGTGGACTTAAACGGTTGGATGGAAAGAAAATAAAGGCTTCGGAACTAAACAGCCTATTAAAAGCAATAAGGACAACGAAGGGAAGGGTTTATATGAACATAAACGGAGAATGGGTAAAGGAAAGCCGGGAAGAACAAATGATTAAATGGTTAAAGAAAAACGGATATTTGGCATAAAGAAAGGGGTAATTTGCCCCTTTCCCGGTTTAGTCAATTATACACCCATCCTCTTGCGATTGGCTGTATTGTTCTTTCCAACATTCATACTCATACTTTTGTGCGGCGTTGTAAAGTTCATTGTCTTTGGTTTCAATAGCCAAACTTTGCAGCATTTGGGCATGAACTACCGGCGCACAGCCTTCTATGTATTCTTTGCTTTCCAACGGAGCGGAAAACCCGGTTACTTTGGCAAGGATTTCGGCATCATTGCAGAAGTCAAAAACGGTTTTGCCTATCAAGTTTTTATAGTTCATAGTTCCTCCCTTTTGTATAACGGACATTGGAATAATTGTTTTCCCGTTCAAGTTCAGCCGACGGAAGCGGCGCACCTTTGACGGGCGGATAGGTATCGGTTACATACTTATCAAGCATTGCCAACGCTTCACGCCGTTTCTTTCCCTTTGAGCGTTCGGCACGAGAAAGAAGAATGCCTATAATTTCAACAGGCGAAGGTTTGGCAAACATATCTTTTACGGCTTCTTTTAGAGCCAAACGAGCGGCGAGAGTATAAGCTGAGTTATACGCCCTATTGCCTTTCCTTAATGCTTCGGTTACGTTATCCATTATTGCGCTATTTTGGTTTCCACTTCCACACGGGAAATGCGGGTTTCGACAAGCTGCCCGGTATTGGTGAAAATAGATTGAACTTCTACGTTACACTTAAAGACAACCGATGTTGAAAACATTCCGGCAAATTCTTTCAGTTGGGCAACTAACTTTTGTTCTAATTCGGATTTCGTCTTAAAAAAGGCTTCTTCCGGCGTGATTTTATTTTCTTCTTCCATACGCTTTAATCTGTTGTTCAGCAACAAAAGTACGGATTACTACGGACAAAACAAAACCACGATTTTAAGCCAAAGCAAAAACATAGGGAATAGCATAGGCAAACGTAAACAAACAGTAACAGCGCAAGAGGTACGGGAATAACTAAATAGCCCCATTAGACACCAAAGGGAAATAGCAATAGCAAAAACTACTCAACGTATTAAGATGATACTTTGCTTTCTGATTTGTGCTTTTCCTCCTGTTCATTGAGCCACTTTGTTTGCCGTTCAAGACCGGATAGCTTCAATTTATGTACAACAAGACGCGCCCGGATAATACCGGCATTGTTTACGGCTTCTTTATTACCCGATTGTTTTATTTTGCGTTGGCGATATGGTTTTGTTAGGAATGCGACCACAAGAGAAATAAAGAAAACGCCAAAGCACGCACCGGCGAAATAAAACAAATAGGCTTCCATTATTCCGGGTTTATTACTTCTACGATACTTTCAACTTCGACCCATTGGTTATGGTCATTAGGGGATATAGTAAAAGTAGTGCTTAGTTTGCATTGACCGGGCTTTTGCGGCGTGTATTGGATTGTAAAAGGTTGCGTAGTGGAAACGCCTATACATTCATTGCCGACATAAGGAGTATCAAGGAAATAGGCTACTTCTTCGACAGAACCGTTTATCAGTTTCAGCGTTTCCGTATCAGCGTTACAGAATGGCGAGAAGTTCACGGAATAAGTACGACCCACATAAATAGTATTCAGTTGCTCCGTACTGCCAACTTCGCTAAAATAGGCGGAAGCCCTTACGGTTGTGCTAACGTAATTTTGTTCTTCCGGCTCGTTTGTTTCAGAGGAACACCCGGACAACATTACCACCGACGCAGAAAGTAGCAAGAAATAAATTAGCTTCTTCATCGATTTTTGATACCTTTGTACCCACCGCCCGAAGTAAGTGTTATTTTAACCGCATAGAAAAAGCGCGGACTATATAGGTTTAAGTATTTGAGGCATCGCCAAACGCCTAACGAAAATAAACCGTATAGCCGCGCTTTGCCTGTATATCGGATAAGGATATACGACATCAGCGCGTAGTAGGTTCTCTTTTCGTTATTTGTTAATTTAGCGATTTTCAAATACAAAAGACCTAACGCTTTCCCTTCATTGCCGGATTTCTCCCCAGCAACGGCACAAAGATATGAATTTATTAGCATAACGCAAACGAAAAGCGTACAAATAGCCAATACAACAAGCAAATACAAGCAGAAACAACCTAAAACTATTTGGAAGTATTGGCGAAGTGTTTAAGCATCCCACCTATATAAGTATTACTTTAATACGACTATTTTTGCAGAAAGTTAAAGCAAGAATAGTTTATGAACGAATTACAGGAAAGAATTTTAGCACTACTTGTAGCAAAGTTCCAAGGCGTGCGCAAAGACGGGTTACAACATTTGGCAGCCGCTATCGGCTTACAAGTAACGACCGAAGAAGAAGCTAATCAAGTCGTAGATAAACTTACCGCCGACAAGGTTAGCGCATTTGTAACGGAGTGGCGGCGTACCGCCGACGCGGAGATTAGCAAGGCTAACCAAACCTACGAAAACAGCCTTAAAGAAAAGTATGATTTCGTGGAGAAAGGAAAGCAGACACCTCCGACCGGACAGCCGACACCACCCGAAGGAGCAGGCGGAGCGGTGACGCTTGAAGCGATTAGCAAACTTATCGAAGACAAGTTAAAGGGCGTACAAGACAGTATTACCACACTTAACGCCGATAAGATGGCAGACTCGCGACGTAAACTATTTGTAGCCAAGTTGGACGAAGCCAAGGTAGAGGGAAGACAACGGGAAATGATGTTGCGCAACTTCGACCGTATCAACACCTTTGCCAACGACGAAGATTTCAACAGCTACCTAACCGAAGCGCAAGGCGACATCGCAGCTTTGCAGCAGGAACGCGCAGACCAAGGACTGCAAGGACACGAAAAACCCATATTTGGAGCCGTGAACAAAGAAGGGATTAGTAGCGGAGTTGCAGAGTTCATCAAGGAGCGCACAGAGAGCAAAACCCTAACGGGTAAAGAAGTCTAACTTAAAATTGCATCAAAATGGGTTTGAGAATTGACCGCAAGAAAGATGAGCGTGTAGTACACGCTTGTACGCATAATTTGGCGGACATCCCGAACGGTGTAACCGTTTGTTCCGCAGACCTTATCCCCGGTGGGATATTGAGGGAAGGCACAGCCATCGGAAAGGGCGAAGCCGGGCTTTACCACGTCATTAAGACGGCGAAAGTTACGGAAGCTGCCAATAATTCCGCTACCGCCTATAAGGTAGAGAAAGGGCATCACTTCAAAAAGGGCGATTTCGTGATGCTGAAAGTTGGCGCGAAGGCTTACGCTATTACCGCCATTGACACATCCGAAGCGACCTACGACACCATTACCGTAGGAACTACGCTCGGCGAAGCCGTGAACGTTGGCGACGCACTTGTACAGGCATCAGCGCAAAGCGCAAGCACGACAAGCGCGTTTAAGTATGCCCCGAAAGCCTTAGTAGGCGACAGCTACGAAGTGAAAGCACTTGATAACCACCTCGTAGTAGCGGTTACTATTGGGCAGTTCAAAGAGAGTGTTATCCCGGCACAGAGCGGCGACATTAAAGCCGCGCTTCCCGGAATTGTTTTAATTTAATTCGCAGTAGGTTATGATAGGAACTTTAATGCGCGGGCTTGTAGAGAAAGACATGCAAGCCGTCGTAAATTCTTACGACTTGAAGCCCTACTACTACCCTACGCTTTTCCCGTTGAAAGAAACCTATACTTTGACGTGGAAGGCATTGGAAACGCAGGTAGGGTTAAAGATAGCCGCCGATTTGGTAGCGCGTGGCGCAAGCGTTGATAAAAAGACGCGCGAAGCTATTGCCCGTATTCAAGGAGATATCCCCAAGATTGCGGTAAAGCGCACCAAGAACGACGAAGAACTGAACGAGTACGACATCATGGTAGCCATGACTTCACAGAACCCGGATTTACGCCGGTTGGTTGAAGCGTGGGCAGAAGATACCGACTTTTGCTGGACAGCCGTAGCCGCACGTTTGGAATGGATGGCGTTGCAGTCTATCTCTTTGGGAAAGATTACGCTTACCAACACCAACAACGTATCGGCTATCAGTGAATACGACGTAGATTACCAATTACCGGCAGACCAAAAGGTAGGCTTCCAAACAGGCTCGGCAAATTGGGCTACTTCGGCTTCGGCTAAGCCTATTACCAAAGACTTCAAGGCAGTAGTAAGAGCCGCCAAGAAGAAAGGGCATAACTTGAAGTTTGCCTTTATGTCGCTTGACACTTTCGCGACCTTCACAGAGTGCGAAGAAGTGCAGAAGATTTGCGCATCGTTCGCGGCTAACGCTTTGGGTATTCAACAAACACCGAGCGTTGAGCAAGTAAATACCGCTTTGCGTGGTTTGTCTTACTTGCGCGGCTTGCAGGTGGTAGTTATTGACCAAGATATTACTATCGAACTTGAAGACGGTAGCCGACCGTTTAGCGGCAACCCGTTTACCGAGAATGTAGTAATGTTCAGCGAAAGCAAGGTTTTGGGCAATACCTATTGGAAGAAACCGGCAGACATGAACGTACAGGGCTCGGTAGCTATCAAGGCTTTGAACGGTCATACGCTTATCAAGAAGTTTGCGAACGAAGAACCGTTGGAGGAAGTAACAATGGGTATTGCTAACGCTTTCCCGGCGTGGCTTACTTCTTCGCGTTCGTGGCTGATGAGTACCGATAATTCAAGTTGGAATCACTAACTAAATGCCGGGAGGTAGCAAAAGCAGCCTTCCGGCTATAACCCGTTTAGCTTATGACATACAAAGAATGGTTTACCCGTACCGTTTCACGCTTCGGAGTTGAGGGCGGAGATATAGAACTGATATTAGCCAACCAACAGGGGTTAATCCCGGACGCAGAAGCGGAAGTAGATATTACGACCGCGAAACGTGCGCTTTGTGCGGAGTTCGGCTCTATTATTCCGCTTGCCAACGTGAGCGAAGGCGGTTATTCGCTTTCGTGGAATTGGGAAGCCATCAAGTTTTGGTATAACCAGACTTGCGGCGAATTGGGCATTACGCCTGTTAATACGCCAAAAGTCAGAAACAGAAGTAACAGATGGTAACAAACGTAGTAAACAACCAATACCCACACTACCTCTACAAGCGGACTACCGGCGGCGAAGCCGTTCAGAACGCTAACGGAAGTTGGGAAACGACCGGAAGCGCATGGGCTTTTCACAGCAAATGCAGGGAGGAAACTAACGGAAAGGGTACGCAGATAAATACTGCAAGCGGAAAGTTTGTTACGTTTTCTTCGCTTGTTCAAATTCCGGCAGGAGTTGAACGCATACCCGAAGGGGTGGAAATAGCGGTAACGGAAGAACCGTTAGAACCGTCGGCGTTGCTTGACCAAGCGGTTATGGAAGAAGCTAAGATTTCGGGATTAGTTAGGGTTTCCGGCGAGTGCTTGAAATTCGATAAGGGGCGGTTACATTGTAGGCTATGGGTGTAAAGGCTAAATTCAAAGGCAGTATAGACAGCGTTCTAAAAACGTTTCTAAACGAAGTGGAAAGGCAGATAATCGAAAGCCTTTGCCGTGTCGGAGAGGAAGCGGTATCGCTTGCACGAAGACCCCACGCCAACGACTGGCAAGACCAAACGGGCAACTTGCGTTCTTCCGTCGGTTATGTGGTTTTCAAAGACGGTGTGCAAATACGACAAAGCGCATTTGAAACCGTACCACCGAAAGTAAACAGGGAAGGAACGAAGTTTACCGGGGCAAAAGAAGGGTTGAGATTGGCGCAGGAAGTAGGACGCAGCCACAAAGAAGGCTATACGCTTGTTGTGGTAGCAGGTATGAACTACGCCGTACACGTTGAAAGCAAAGGGCGCGATGTCCTTACATCAGCCGAGAAATATGCCGAAAAGCAGATAGCAAGAGAGTTAGCAGACTTGATTACTAACATTAGAAACGCATTCAAGTAATGAAGAATTGCAGCAGCATAGACACCGACGATATTCTGTACAAGATTATCACGGAAGGCATGAAAGCCGGTAAAATAAAGATTTCCGGCATTGTATGCCCACAAGACGAACGCCCGGACAACAGCGAAACCGAAGATATTGTAATAAACACTATCACGGTTACGCATGACAAGCCGCAAAGCGGAACTTCTAACGTGAACATTTACGTTTCAGATAAGAAGGTAAAGATACGCGGACGGGAGCAACGCAAGGCAGACCGGGAACGCCTACGGGAAATTGGCGATGCGGTTGTAGCATATTTGGAAGCGCAGAACGTAGCCGACCTCGAATTTTGGATAGAGAGCGACACCGTAATTAAAGAACAACAAGTTTACCAACACTACCGCAACTTGCGTATAGGTTGGAACATTCATTAAAATCAAACGATATGGCAACATTAGTAACATTGGGACTTTCCAAGATATTGGGCAAGCAAGGCGAACCCACTAAGTTGGATTTTGCCGAAACAGGCTATACGGCTTTCGGTTTGACTTACGAGGACACCTGCAAGATGTCGCAGGAAGACCCGGAAACGACCGAGTTTTACGCCGAAGAAGAGGATGACCCGGTAGAAACGATAGAGAAGCAAGGTAAGATTACCTTTACTTTCTCCATCATGAACCCGGAGTTGGAAACGCTTAAACGATTGTTTGGCGGAGAGGTGGCATCCAACGTATGGAGTTACCCGGACGTTGTAAATTCGGTTGAGGAATCCGTCATAATTCTTCCGCGCAAAGGGTTGAAATTCCACATTCCGCGCATGAAGCTGACTTCCAAAATTAACGGAGAGTTCAGCAAGAAAGGATTACTTCTTATTGAAGTAACAGGAACGGTAATGAAACCGGCAACAACAGGGTTAAAGAAAATGGCTGTAGGCAAAGTTTCGACTTTTACCGACGACCAGACCAGGAAGGTTAATAACCTTTAATATGGCTTAAAGGAGTTCTAACCGGAAAGACCCGCTACTTTGTTCCGGGTCTTTCTTCATTTAACAGAGTATGGACGAAAAAGAAAAATTGGATAACCTTACACGCGAGCAGAACGAGTTAAGGCAGATGATTAACAGCGGTGTAACGTTCGATGTGGATATAACCTACAAGAAACGCAAGCCGGGATTATTGGGCTTTATTCGGAAACGCGAAAAGGTAACGGAAAAGAAAGTTTTCCGAGTTGCAGAACCGACACTATCGACGCTTGACAGGCTTAGCGCGTTATGGCTTGAAATGACAATAGACGAAACGAAGCTAAACGATGCTGATTATTTGTGCGCGGCTAAGAAGTTGGCGGCAAAGGAAGCGAAAAAACTTGCAAAGGTGGTAGCCGTGGCTGTGTTGGGCGAAGAATACTACGACGTGACAGAAAGCGGCGGTTACTTTACCCGGAAGCCTAACGAAAAGCGTTTGACCCGGCTTGCTTCGTTGTTTGAGCATACCGTAACACCCTCGCAGCTTCTTACGCTTACCATTCTGATAACCAACGTAAGCAACTTAGGGGATTTTATAAACTCTATAAGATTGATGAGCGCAACACGTACAAGCGACCCGATGACAAATCTTATAGAGCAACAGGGTTAAAAAGTCCACACGGACGGCGTGGCTCGGTGTGTGCGCACTTCGGCTGGACGTTGGACTACCTCCTGCACGGTATTCCGTGGGGAACGGTACAGAGAATGTTAATAGACGCGCCCGGCGTTGAGGACGAAGACACTACGAAGAAAGATACCGAAATAGTGCTTACGGACGATAACGCGGACGAAGTAATGAAACTTATAAACAAATTGAATAGATGAACATACAAGGCGGCGGTTTGTCTTTTGACATTTCGGGAACAAACAGGGAACTGCTCCGGGTGCTTGAAGAAAGCAAAAGGGCTATACAGCAGTTCAGCACGTCGGCGGTGCAGAACGGCAAAGGGATAGATAAAGCCTTTGAAGCTACCGCAGCCGTGATAAATTCGGGATTTGCTACGATAGACCGTATTTTTGAGGAAAACAAAACGGCTTTGAAAGACCTGCAAGCCCAATACGAAGAATTGGGGCAGAAAGCCGGTAAAGCGTTCACGGAAGGACGCGATGAGGAATACAGGGCTATGGCGGCACAGCAAGCCACTTTGAAAAGCGAAATAAACCTGCGTCAGCAAGTAATCAGCGAAGCGGAAAAGCAAGCCGACGCGCTGATGAAAGAGGAACAGGAATTGAACAAACAGCGTGAAGCAGCCGAAAGGAGCGCGAGGGCGCAACAGTCCTTAGAAACGCAACTACGCCGATGCCGGGAAGCGTTGGTAGCGATGGAAGCGGAAGGCAAACGGGGAACGGCGGAGTTCCGGGAAATGCAGGAGGAAGCCGCACGTTTGGCTAAGGCGTGGAAAGACGCTACCGACCAATCCAACATATTAGCGCACGACCAAAGGGGAATGCAGGGACTTATTAGCGGTCTTTCCGGTTTGTCCGGCGGATTTGCGGCGGCACAAGGAGCGGCAAGCCTGTTTATAGGGGAAAACGAGAACTTACAGAAAGTCATGCTCAAAGTGCAGAGCCTTATGAGCATAACGATAGGATTGCAGCAGGTGGAACAAATGCTAAACAAGGATAGCGCGTTTAGGCTTGTAACAGTAGTCAAGGCGAAAGACTTGCTAACAGCGGCAAACGTTCGGCTTGCAGCGGCTTTGCATATTTCCAACACAGCGGCGGCAGCTTTGATGGCTACGCTTACATTGGGGCTTTCAGTTGCAATTACCGCCGTAATCGTGGCTCTTACCCGGATGCAGAGCAAACAGGCGGAAGCAAAGAAGCAGGCGGAAGAATTTAACAACAAGGTTGCGGAAGCCGCAGCAGAACCCGTAACAGCATACCGGATGTTGCAAGCGGAATGGTTAAGCCTTACCGGGTCATTGAAAGAGCGCGAAAAGTGGGTACAGGACAACGCCGACAAATTCGAGGATTTGGGGTACTCCGTGCGCAACGCAAAAGAAGCGGAAGAATTGTTGGTAACAAATAGCGCGAAGTTTGTAGAAGCCATGATGCTACGGGCTAAGGCAACAGCAACAAGCGAATTAGCCGTAGAGAAATACAAAAAAGTCATTGAAGCGCAGAACAAGTTAGACACCACGCCAAAGGCTTACGTTTCCAAGAAAGGCACTTATACGGACGGTTACGGCGTTCAACGCAATGGCGTTGTTTTGGAGAAAAGCAGCAACTGGAAGGAAGCGGAAGAAGAATTGGAGAGAGCCGAAGAAGCCTATAACAGTCTTGTAAGCCAACAAATCAAATTCACGCAACAGGAAAAGGAAATATTAGCATCAATAGGCAACCAAACGGGGAAAGTTGTAACCGGAAGCGTGGAAGCCGCAGAAAAGGAACTTTCGCGCTTGCAGGAACTTTATAAGAAAGCGGCAACCGACGCGGAACGCGCGGACATAGCGAAGCAAATAGCCGAACAGCAAAAGGAACTAAACCGTATCAGCTATAACAGCGGAGAGAACAAAAGCGGAGGTAAAGAAGATGCTGACCCGTTCGCGGAACAACTGAACGAGCGAAAAGCACTTTATTCCAAGTACCTAAAATGGGTAACAAGTTCCGATGAAACGGTACGGAAAGCAGCCAACACAGAATTTGCCGCGCTACTTCAAGAAGGGACAAGCTACCTCGATTATTTGGAGAACCTACGCAATGAGATTTCAAGCAAGGCGAACAAAACGGCTACCGACTTGAAGAACATAGCCACATTGAATAACGAGATAGCGAACGCAACTAAGGAAGCCGTTATTTCGGATTTTGACGCGCAACTGCAAAGGGAGCTTTCCATGTGTCAGACCGTAAGCGAACAATTAGCGTTGATAGAACGCCGGAGGGAAGAACTTAGCGGCGACAATTCAGACGTAGATAATGCAAAGTCCGATATTTTGGACGTTGCGGAAGAAGATACCAAAGCCAAGGCAAGGCAGGAAACGCGCGAGTTGTTGCAGGAATACGCAAGCTATGTACAGGAAAAATTAGAGTTTGAAGAAAGCTACGCACGGAAACGGGAACTTCTAAGTAAGGCAGCGGCGGAAGCGAGCAACGAACAGGAAAAGAAAGCCGCCGAAGCCGCATTAGCCGCATTGGAGAAGCAACGCAAGGAATACGAAAGCCGGAGCGGAAGCGAACAATACGACCAACTTCTAACCGAGTACCAAAGCTACCAAGAGAAACAAACGGCGATTTTGCGGAAATACGCCGAGCAACGGGCGGAAGCGGAAAAGCAGGGGAATTTATCCATGATTACACAGATAAACGCCAAGGAACAGGAAGAACTAAGCAAACTTGCAGCTTCACGCCTAATGGCTACCGAAAGCTGGAATCAGTTGTTTAGCGACCTTTCCCGGCTAAGCACACGCACGATAAACAAACTGCTTGAAGACATCAACAACAAGAAGATAACATTTTCCACGCAGTTTAACCCGGCAGACCTAAAAGCCATAAACGACCAATTAGAGAAAGCCCGTAACGAGTTGGAAAGCAGAAACCCGTTTTTGGCATTAAAAAACAGTCTTGCGGAACTTCGGGCGGCGATGAACGCGGAAAGGCTGTTAGACAGCGATGACCCGTTTGTAAAGTCATTGCAGGAAAAGAAGCAGCAGTACGAGCAATATGCCGAAGCGGTAAGCAGCACAGACGAAATTTTAGCCGGTGCAGCAAAGACGGCATACGCCGACCTCCTTAAAGAAGGCTCATCGTACATTGACATGTTGCGCCGGAAAATTGCGGAACTTGAAAACATAAAACTTACCGTAGGGCTTGAAGTTGAGGGAGAAGAACAGTTGGCGGTATTGAAAGCCGCTCTCAATAAGGAAACGGGAGAAACAAAAAGCGTTGGCGAAGCATTCAAAAGCACGTTTAGCGATATTGGAAGTAGCGTAAACTTTGTTTCCGGCGCATTTGACAGCGTGGTAAGCGGAATAAAGAACATGGGTATTTCCATGAGCGAGGAAACGCAAGCGATATTGGGCGACATAAGCGGAATTATGCAAGGGGCTGGGCAGTTGGCGACGGGAATAGCCACCGGCAACCCGTTGGGGATTATTCAAGGCTCTATCGGTTTGCTTTCTTCCGCCTTTGACTTGTTCAACTTCCGGGACAGGAAAGCAGAAAAATCAATAAAGCGGCATCAGGAAGCAGTTACTAAGTTGGGGTACGCCTACAACGCTTTGGAACACGCCGTAGATAACGCTTTGGGCGAAACGGTCTATCAGAACCAAACCGCCATGATTGAGAACCTACGCCAACAGCAGGACGAAATAAACGGCATGATTAGGGACGAAGAAAGCAAGAAGGACACCGATTGGGGCAGGATTGACGAATGGAAAGAGCAATACGCCGAGATTGGAAGACAGATTGAAGACATCATAGCCGAGATTACGCAGAGCATTACGCAGACTTCCGCGCCGGAACTTGCCGACCAATTAGCGGACGCGCTTGTAGAAGCGTTCGAGAATGGGGAAAGCGCGGCTGAATCGTTCGGGGAAGTGGCAAACGACGTGATAAAGAACGCGGTTAAAAACGCATTGGCTTTGCAGTTTTTGGAAGAGCCGTTACAAAGGGCTATTAAGCAGCTTCAAAAAGATATGGGCTTTGACGAAGAAGGGAACGGAACGTTTGACGGGCTGACCGAAGCGGAGCAAGCAAGGTTTAAGGCGGCGATACAAGCCGCCGGGCGGAACTTCGAGCAAGCCATGAATATGTACAAAGACCTTTTCGAGCAAATAGAAGACGAAGGCGACCCTACAACCCTAAGCGGTGCTTACGCTACGGCGAGCCAAGAAAGCATAGACCTGTTAGCCGGACAAACGAACGCGGTAAGGCAGAACCAAGTAACGAGCATAGCACTCATTCGCGAACAACTTACCTACCTTGCAAGCATGGACAGAGGTATAAACGTGATAGCGGAAAGATTGCTACGGATTATAAACAGGCTTTCAACGCCTACCGATGACGGACTACGCTCACAGGGCATAACGGACTATTAAAAAGATAAGTTATGGAATTTCAACAGCTAAAAAAGAAACTTGCGGAAGAAGCCAAGGCGAACGGGATTTGCGAAGAATGGTACAATTACATTCTAAACGCACCCTCCAAAGAACGGCTTTTGACGCTCTTTATAAAGGGATTGGACTTTTGCCTAAAAAACGAATTTACGGATGAGCTATGGGCGGAGTTCCAAGGAATACGACAGCACTACGGCGTTTTCAAGAACGAGCCTATCAAAGTAACGGACTTGCGCAACGTGGTAGCTTTCGGAACGTCGGAAGGAACAGCGGAATTTACGGGTTTTCATGTGGCACAAGTATGGGCAAGGGATAACGCGAAAGTCAGTATCAAGGCAACCGGTTACGCTTATATCACGGTTGATATAGCAGACCGGGCAACAATAGAGGTAACAGCAAGCGACGCGGCGCGTGTAAGTGTATTCCTTCACGGCGGAAACTACACGGGAAGCACGACCGGGAACGCACAGATTAAAGTAATCAATAAACGTAACTAATTATGGCATTAGAACAAAATTTGATATTGAACATACCGTTTGACGAAGCCAACGGCTCGCAAACAGCCTACGACTTCGCACAGAACCGCCATGACGCAACGGTAATAGAAAGCAGTTTTGTAACCGGGAAGCAAGGTAACTGCATCCATTTCGACGGGCAAGGACGCGCCGAGATAGGAAGCAATATCGTAACGCTTTCGGGGAACTTTACTATCCTCACGTGGCTAAAAAGCATTCTTTTTGAAGATGGATTTACAGGGAAACGGATTGGTTTGTTTTGCAATACAGACCAAAGCGAAAACGGCTACCGCGAAGCATGGATAGACATAGAGCCGGGAAGTTGGGGCTACTTTGTCATAAGGAAAGCAGGAAACCAAGTTAGGCTGTACTTAGATACGAAGCTTATAGAAACGGTGGTGCTTCCATCCACGCTAACGGGAATTGCATTAGTGCAGGACGTTTATAGCACGGGGTATGGTTACGGGGATTTGGACGAACTGAAAATATACAACGTTGCGCTAAGCGAAGCCGAAATAGCGGAAGAACTAAACAGCATTTCGCAGCTTGAATACTTTTTGAACGGCGTAAACTTCAAAGAGTTTGACCTGCATGTAGAAAGTTCTACCGGAGTGCTTGACCTTCCGAAGTTGAAAACGCCTGCTTCCGTTGATTGGGCGGATTATCACGGCAAGGTTATAGACTTGACCGCGAAGCGTTACCAAGAAAGGGAAATAACGTTGAACTGTTGGTTAAGGGCAACCGGAAAGATGGACTTCACGGAGCGCGTAAACAGGCTGTACGAGAATTTCAGACAAGACGGGACGCAGCGGCTTATGATTTCAATACACCCGACCAAGCCGTTAGTTTTCGAGGTATATTGCGAAGACGGAGTAGCACCCTCGAAACGTTGGCACGATGACAAGATGATAGGAACTTTCGCTTTGAAGTTGAAAGAACCCGACCCGGTAAAACGGGTGGTAAGGCATCAGCGGCTGAACGCTTCAAACGCGGAACTTACGATAGAGCTAAAAAGCGACAAGATGGTTAATATCTATTGGGGCGATGGAACGGTAAGCGAAGACATCTACGGGGATTGCACCGGGAAAAACGCTTTGAAGCATACCTACACAGAGAACGGAATATATTACGCCATTGTAGGCGGAGTAATTGAGGAAATAACGGACTTCGATACGAACGGCATTATAGTATGGAACAAATTGTAATTATAAAGGCAGACGGAACACAAATACCGTTATTCAGCCGGAAGAATGCAAGTTGCGTAAGCAAGGCGGCGCAAAAAACCGCCTTGCTTTCGGAAGACATTGTAAGCATCTCCCTAACTTCCGCCGTTCCGTTGGATTTTGGCATAGGCGACCACATTCTACTATACGGTAAACCGTACAAGTTGAACCAACCGCCCGAACCGACCAAGGAGGGGGAACGGCGTTATACATACGATTTGAAATTAGAGGGATTGCAGTACGATTTAATCGATGTACACTACCATTTGCCCGAAGACGCATACGGGGAAACCTATTATTCAGACCTTGCAGGGCATTTGCAGGTTTTGATGTGGAACATAAACCGTATCTATCCGGGCAAGTGGGTTTTGGGCGAATACCCGGAAAACACGGAATACAAAAACATTACCAACTCCGGGAAAAACTGCCTTCAAGTAGCGCAGGAACTTTGCAACGATTACGGGGTAGAGTTTGAGATAACGACAGACGGAAAGAAACACACGCTCAATTTCAAAGCAAAAGTAGGAATAACACACGCCTTTACGTTGAAGTACGGGCGCGGATTGGGGCTATACCAACTGCAACGAAAGAACGTGAACAATTCCGGCGTAATAACCCGGCTTTACGTTTACGGAGGTACGGAGAATTTGGGGAGCAACTACGGACATACTCGGCTGTGCCTTCCGGGAACTACGCGCCTTACTTCATTCATTGAAGACGAAAACGCAATAGCTCTATACGGCATCAAAGAGGGAGAAAAAGATTACGAAATAAAGCCGCAGCGCGTGGGTACGGTTACGGCATTGGGGGCTGACGTGATAACCTTTGCCGACAACACGATGTTTGATTTGAACGCGAAAGCGGCGGACGGAAAATCCACGAAATACCTCATAGACGGGACAAGCGCGAAAATAAAGTTTGAAAGCGGAGGACTTGCAGGTTACGAGTTTGACCTGCACAGCTATGACCACGCTACAAAGACTTTCGTTATAAACAAATTCCAAGACGAAAACGGCATGGTATTCCCGTCGGACACTTCGGCAGCTTTCCAAATAGCAGTAGGCGACAAATACAGCATTTCGGACATACAACTGCCGGATGAGTTCATAGAAGCAGCCGAAAAAGATTTGGAAGAAGAAGGGCGTAAATACCTCCCTACCGTAAGCCAGCCGCAAGTAAGCTACAAACTTGAACTTACCGAAGGCTTCTTTATCAAGATGTGGGGCAAAGAGATTGAAACGGAGGTGCTGCACGTCGGGGACTTTATAAAGGTTGAGGATGAGCAAATAGGCGTGAACAAAGCCGTAAGGATTACGCAGATTGAACGCGACCTGTTGAAGCCGCACAGCTACGACATCACGCTGAGCGACACCATAACCAAAACTACGACCGTGCGCGTTTGGAACGAATTGCAGGAGATAGACGAAGTTATCAAGATTAACAAACTCGCAGACCCGGCAAAGGCGCGGCGCAGGTGGAAAGCTACGCAGGAACTTCTAAACATGGTATTCGACCCGGAAGGCGACTATTACAGCGAGAAGATAAAGCCGCTTTCCATTGAAACGCAGATGTTGAGCGTAGGGGCGAAAAGCACCCAGTTCACGCTGCAAAACATCATATTCCAACCCAACTACGGAGGGGACGCGAATACACTTTACGTTTCAAACGGTACGCTCGTGCATTACGCGATAGACCCCGACGGCTTGAAGTATTGGGCTTTGGAAGGGGCTACATTTTCCCGGCTTACTCCGGCTGCGGCATTTTACATTTACGCGAGGTGTCCGATAAACGGAGATACGGGAAACATTATACTTGTAGAAGGAGCAAAAACGGTAGATGAAGAAGCCGGATATTACAATTTCCTTATAGGCGTGCTTAATTCGGTGGTAACGGACGCAGGAGGGAAGAATCCGGGGCGGCTTGTAAGCCTTACTTATGGAAGCAGCACCATAAACGGACGTTTCATCCGTACAGGGCGCATCGAAAGCAGCGGCGGCGGTAAGTGTTACTTCGATTTGGATAACGACGAAATAGGCGGCGTTATAAAATTCGTGAAGAACGACGGCACGATAGTAAACGTTACGGACGTTGATGACAAAGCCAACGAGGTAAAGGACTATATAAACAACACTTTGCCCGGCATATTGAACGAAATGCAATCGCAGTTAGACGGGCAGATAGAGCAATTTTTTGAAGAATATGACCCTACTACAAGCAACGCACCGGCGAATAGTTGGAATACCACGCAGTTAAAAGATGAGCATTTGGGCGACCTCTTTTATAACACGACTACGGGCAAGGTTTTCCGTTGGGTGAAAAACGGGAATACTTACAGTTGGCAGGAATTGCAGGACAGCGAAGTAGCGCAAGCGTTGGCACTTGCTAACGATGCTTTGAAACTTGCAGGAACGAAACGGCGCATATTCGTATCAACGCCTACGACACCCTACGACGTTGGCGACTTGTGGGTACAAGGCAGTACAGGCGACATCATGCGTTGCAGAACCGCGCGAGCTTCCGGCAGTTACAACGCCGCAGATTGGGTAAAGGCATGCAAGTACACGGACGATAGCGGACTGACCAACTTTATAAACAACAACTTCAATCCGACCGTAAACGATTTGACGAACCAAATAGACGGGAAAATAGAAAGTTGGTTTCAGACTTCCGACCCGGCAAGCGCATGGACTACTACGGCTTTGAAGAAGAAGCACGTAGGCGATATGTGGTACAGTTCAACTACCAAGCTATTAAAGCGGTATAGTTCATCTTACGCATGGGTTACGATAGAAGACCAAAAAGCCATAGACGCATACGAAGCGGCAAGCAAGGCACAGGACACGGCGGACGGGAAACGGCGCGTGTTTGTTTCCACGCCGCGACCGCCATACGACATCGGCGACCTTTGGCTCACAGGTGGGAAAACGGACGGACTTTTGAAACGTTGCATAAGGGCAAGGACTTCGGGAAGCTATGTTGCGAACGATTGGGTAGAAGCCGTTTACTACGACAATACCAAAACCGTAATAGACGGCGGAATAGTGACAGCCGGAACGGTGCAGCTTGCAGGAAACGACCAAAGCATCAAAGCCGGAATTACGGGAAACGGAACGGCGGAATCAAGCGTTAGGTTTTGGGCTGGTGCCAGCTATGGAAACCGGACTACCGCGCCTTACCGGGTATTGCAGGACGGAAGTTTTATTGCGACCAAAGGAACGATAACCGGGACAATATACGCCAACGCCGGGACTATCGGCGGCTTTGCCATTGCAAGCGGAAGAATTGGCGTTGCTTCATCTTCGGGAGCTACAAGCGGCAGCGGATTTTCCTTGTACGGCAGCTTTATAAAGTTCTCGGACTCCTACCGTTGGGCTTCCATTGGTACAAACGTGCTTCCTGCTTCAACGGGAGTTGTTGGCGTAGGACGTTTTACAAACAGCACGCCAAACTCTTACGGAACTAATTACGGAATACTTATCAATGTTTCCGGCGCACAACAGAATATCGGAATCGTAAGCAACGGAGCGATAGTTTGTAACAGCTATGTTGTAGATTACGGGATAGCCAAATTAACTCCATCTATTAATAATTGCCTTGTTCCGGGCGATGCTACGAAACCTACTTTGTTCAAGTTGATGCCAAGGTTTATTTATTCCAATTCGGGGATAGGATTACCACGACGCGACTCCATTTGTACCGTATTGGGCATTAGCAACACAACGGCGTTTGCGGTACGGGTAGTTATCATTTGCGACCGCACAAGCACGCAAACCGGTTACGTTTGTGGTAGAAATACTTTCGTAAAGAACAGTTCGGGAGGTAACGCAATGAACAGTAACTATTACCCGTATATGATGGATAATAACGGCAACAACAACACCAATAAATGGAATATGGCTAAGGGAGATATACGCGAGTTCCTTTTAGTTTGGGACGGTAGCAGCAGTTATTATGCGTACTGCCTTAGCATGAGGGAATAACATAGAAATCACGGCGAAATAAGCGGTAAGAGTGATTTGTACGCCGATTTTCACGGCTTCGGGGTACAAACACTTCGCCAACACTTAGCGGACGTATCAACTTAATACCGCTTATTGATATTTTTGTAGGACATTAAAAAGAAAAAGTTATGCAAAACAGAAACGGCGACTTAGTAAGCGCACAAATTTCGGTAGCCGGAACGGTGGACTTTTCCGGCGGAAACTTCCGAATGGACACGCCTTTTTGCTTGAAGAACGATGGCGAAACGGCGGTAGTGCTTGAAGTGAACCTTTGGGGAATGCCCGAAGGGGAATTTATAAGCACACGGTTTGAAACGGGTTGGAATCCCGAAATCATACGAGAGATTAAAAAGACAAGTTCAGCAACCGCCCTCGTTTGGGGCTATTAAAACATTTGGATATGGGTATATTTATAGGTATTGGCAACACGAAGCCAGCATTTCCCTACGATTATTACTACGGGGTGCAAATCAACGTGAATGTAGCAGACACGGCACTAACGAGAGTTGGGCGACCGGAATTGCACGTAACGCTGCCGGTGCAGTCATTGATGCGCCGTTGCTTGATTAACGACAGCGGAGAAGTAGTAACATACTTGCACCCGACAGACAGCACAAAGACAGATACAGGCGCAACGGCAGACCTTACGGGAACTACCGGGCAAGTCATGGTAGAGATACCGAAGCACTACCGCAAATTCGAGTTTGACGGGACAATCATAACCGCGCTTATTTCCTTGTACAACCTTCCGGGCTTCCACGAAGTACCGAAAATGTACATCAGCGCATACGAAGCGACCATAGACCGCACAACAAGCTCAACGCCGAAACTTGCAAGTGTGGTAAACAAAACCGCCAACTTCCGGGGAGGTAATAACAATTCGGCATGGGACAGCACTTATAGAAGCCTGTTAGGACTTCCGGCAACACAAACGAGCCTTACCAACTTCCGCAAGTACGCGCGGAACAGGGGCGAAGCCGGGCTTAACGGTTGTGGTTGGAATTGCAACCTGTACGCCGCGCAAGTGGCTATGTATTGGCTTTACGTCATTGAGTACGCAAACCGCAACTGCCAAGCCGCATACAACGCAGAACCTACAAGCGAGGGTTACAAGCAAGGCGGATTGGGCGACGGCGTTACCACGTTGAACGGCGCGAAATGGAACACTTACAACAGCTATTATCCGTTTGTGCCTTGCGGATTTACAAACAGTTTGGGAAACCGCAGCGGCGTAGTAGAGTTCACGATGCCGGACGAATACGACACGGGGGTAGTAACCAAAGTAAAAGTACCTTCATATAGAGGTGTGGAAAATCCGTTTGGGCATTTGTGGAAGTGGACGGACGGCTGCAAGTGCGAGATACAGAGCGACACGGACGGAGCTTTATCGAAGTTCTACGTTTGCTTAGACCCTTCCAAGTTCCAAGACAGCAGTTATAACGACTACGACATGCGCGGAGAATTGCCGCGAAAAGAGGGGTACGTTAAGCGCATGATGATAGGCGAACACGGCGACATCATGCCGATTGAGGTAGGCGCAAGTTCTACGACCCACTTTGCGGACTACTTCTATACCAATATACCGGCTTCCGGCGCGGCTATGAGGGGTGTCTTGTTCGGCGGTGGCGCGGCAAGCGGCGCGAATGCCGGGCTTTCGTCTGCGTATACGTATAACGCGGCTACGAATACGACTGCGAGCATCGGCTCTCGGCTTTGCTTTATCCCGGCGTAGCATTACGTCACGAAACGGAAACACGCTCCAACCGCCGCGCCATTATTGGCGGTTGGGGTATAACAGGAACTAAAAACTAATTCAGTCATGAACGAAAACAACAATAACCGAAAGGAACAGCAGGAAGATGACGGCAGTTTGTCGTTTTTGGCGATACCGCAAGACGAAGGAAACAAGCATTTCAACTGCCGGGAAACAACCCAGCAGAAACTAATCAACCTTACGTTTTGGGTTTGCGACTTCATAGAGGGAGTTAAAACGAAATTCGGCGCGGAACGCTTCTTAGTGAAGATAAAGAAGAACCGGGATGACAAAGACAGCGAAGCCGAAAAGTTCTTTACCAATTCAAGCGAAATAAAGTACGTTTTGAAGGAGATAAAGAAACGGAACGCATTCCCTCGCCGGGTTACGATGAGGGCAAGCGGAACACGCTACTATTTTGAGTGAAAAATATGACGGTTGTTTGTTCTTCGGGTGTCTTGTTCGGCGGTAACGCGAATAACAGCGCGAATGCCGGGCTTTCGTATGCGAATACGAATAACACGGCTACGAATACGAATGCGAACATCGGCTCTCAGCTATACTGATACTTATTGTAAAGCGATATAAGGACAAAGACCGCGCCGACAAAAAGGCGGAAAACAGTAAACATTAACGGGATTTGGTAGGGAAACCGAAGAACCCCATTTAATCAGCAAAGCAAGTTATGAAAAGGTTGGGCAACCTATACGATAAGATTATAAGTTTGGATAACTTGCGGCTCGCAGACAAGCGGGCTCGCAAGGGCAAACTTAACACCTACGGCGTTAAGGTACATGACCGGCACGCAGAAGCCGACCTTTTGGCTTTGCACGAAGCGTTGAAGGCAGGAACTTACAAGACTTCGGAATATAGCACCTTCTTTATTTACGAACCGAAAGAACGTGAGATTTTCAGACTACCGTACTTTCCCGACCGCATTGTACACCACGCAGTAATGAACGTGTTAGAACCTGTATGGGTGTCCATATTCACGGCGGACACATACAGTTGCATCAAAGGGCGAGGAATACAGGCGGCAGCGGACAAATTACGGCGCGTGATAGACAGGGACAAACCCGGTTGCGCCTATTGTCTGAAAATTGACATACGGAAGTTTTACCCTTCCATTGACCACGCTATATTAAAACGGATTGTTCGCCGGAAGATTAAGGACACACGGCTACTTAGACTTCTTGACGAAATAATAGACAGCGCGGACGGACTGCCCATCGGGAACTACCTAAGCCAATTCTTAGCAAACCTCATGCTTGCGTACTTTGACCATTGGGTTAAAGAGACCAAGCGCGTAAGGTATTATTTCAGATACGCCGACGATATTGTAGTATTGCACAGCGACAAAAGGGTATTACGCGCTTTGCTTGCCGACTTTGAACGGTATTTGAACACCGAACTAAACCTGTATGTCAAAGACAACAAACAGATTTTCCCGGTAGCGAAAGACCACAAAGACCGGCACGGGCGCGGCATTGACTTTTTGGGATATGTGTTTTACCACAACGAAACACGGCTAAGAAAGCGTATCAAACAGAACTTTTGCCGGAAGGTAGCCAAGTTGAGGAAGCGGAAGAAACCGATAGGCGAAGCGCAGTTTATGCAAGCCGTTGCCGCGTGGTGGGGTTGGGCGAAACACAGCGATAGCGAGTATTTTATCAACAAGTTAAATAAAATTTCACCTTATGAAATCAAATTCAAACGTTAGACCGGCTATTATCCAAGATTTGGGTAACGGCTCATTCCATTACAACTACAACGTAACGGAAAGAAAGATAGAAGACGAAGAAGTAGGAGAAAAGACCGTTTACGACTATGATACTGTGCAGGTGTGGGAAAAGCCGACTTACGAGAACTTGACACGCGCCATCATACGCAGCGAGATAGACGAAACCGAAGAATTTTCTTTGATTAACGACTACTACGCCGCACAGTTGGGAATAGAAACGGACGAAGACCGTAAGACGAAAGCCGTAAACGACTACAAGGCTTACCTCTCGCACGTTGCGGACATAAAACAGATGGTGAGGGATGACCTTGCTACGGTAGGATTGGACGAAAGCGCATAAGCCTATGGGAACATTAACGGAAACGGTAAACGTAATAGTTGGCATTGTCGCATCGCTCGGCGGCATAAGTCTGATTAAGTTCCTTTTCTTCATGCGCCCGGAAAGGCGCAAGGCACAGGCGGAAGCCGGGCTTAAAGAAGTTGAGAAAGAAGAACGCGAGTTGGGCGTAATGAAAAAACTTGTAGAAAGTTTGCAGCAACGGATAGAACAGCAAGACCAAAAAATAAAGGAGCTTAATGGGCGCATGGATAAGCTGTATGTTCAGTTGCACGAACAGGAGCGAGAGAATAACGCCCTAATTCGCGAAAACAACGAATTGCGGCTCGCGTTGAAGGAAGCGGAACACAATGTTTGTGTACGACCCGATGATGAATGTTTCAAAGGGCGTTTGCCCAAGCGGACTTATTGCCGGTTAAAAAAACTTGCGAACGGCGATTACGATGCTTTCTATAAAGAAGGCGACACGGAAGAAGCAACAGACAGCCAAAGGGAAAGGAACAATGAGGATAACGGAATACTTGAAAAGCCTAATAAGGGCTAACAGCTATGACAGTAGCAAGAGTTTCGCCCTCGTGCTTTCCGTATTGGTTGGCGCATTGATAGGGCTTTGCGTTTGCTTTTGCCTCGTGTGGGATGTGTGCAGTAACGGGCATTTGGAAACCGACCTCGAAGGGTTGGGTATATTCCTTCTTTGCGTTGGCGCATACATGGCAGGAGGTGGAGTAAACAAAGCCCTTTCAGAGCGGAAGCGTAGTATTAACAAAGAGCATATTAACGAAAAAGTAAACAGCAATGGCAAAGATTGAAATTTTAGCACCCTTCATTTTAAGTTGGGAAGGCGGATTTTCAAACCATCCAAACGACAAAGGAGGAGCAACGAACAAAGGAGTAACCATCGCCACATGGAAGCAAGTAGGCTACGATAAGGACGGTGACGGGGATATAGACGTAAGCGACTTGCGTTTGATTACAGAGGAAGACGCGGTTAGCCGTGTCATGAAGCCGCACTATTGGGACAGGTGGAAAGCCGACCGGATAGAAAGCCAATCAGTCGCAAACATTGTGGTAGATTGGGTATGGGGAAGCGGCAAGCACGGAATTACGAACGTGCAGAAATTGTTAGGCGTAGCCGTTGATGGAATTGTAGGGGAAAAGACCTTAGCCGCCATCAACGCACAAGAACCGCGCCAGCTTTTCGACCTGATCAAGCGGAAACGGGAAGAGTTTATAGAAAATTTGGTAAGGCGCAACCCGTCACAGAAAGTTTTCCGCGCCGGTTGGTTGCGAAGACTATCGTACATCAATTACGGAAGTCTGACGTACAACGCCGTACCGCTACAAAAACATTCATTCACGGACATATAATAATAGGTATGAAATGGATTGCCCGTATTACATTATTGATTTGTCTAACATTGCCGACTTTGTTATCCGGGTGCAGTACGACACGGAAGACCGCAAAAGGCACGGAACAGACAAACGTAACCGCCATACAGGAAACAGACCGGACAGAAGAAGAAAAGCGTTTGGCGGAAGTCATAACCAATACAGAAACAAACGACCGTACAAACGTGGTTATCGAGTTCACGAAGACGGAGTATGCCGACGGGAGTACGGAAACGAAGACAGAACCGCCCGAACAACATCCCGGCGAAAAAGTGAAACCGAAACCGGGAACGGAAAGCAAAGGCGGCATAAAGTCAGTTACCACCGGAAAAATAACCATCAACGGCGACCGGAAGGAAACGACAGCGACAACAGCGACGGAAACAGGCGAAAAGAAAGCCGAAACACAGACAACCACCGGAGTAAGCGCGGACAAGACCGCGACCGTAGAAACGGAACAGGAAAAGAAGCCTAAAAGGGGCTTGCTTGATTGGATTTTCTTAGCCGGGATAGTGGCAGCTTGCGCCGCCGGAATTACTTACGCCGTCAGACGCTTTAAGATTAAGGCTGGGAAGTAAAAACGCCCACAAAAAGCCAAAAATGGGCGTTTTTATGGGCGTTTAATTCTTAACTTGCTGATATTCAGCGTTAGAAGCGGAGAGAACGGTTCCGACAAGCATTGTATGGCATCGAGCTTTATAATGTTCCAAAAGAAAGAATATCAACTTTTTTCCATATCCCTGACGCTGGAACTGTGGATAGACAGCAATGTTTTTGATTTCGTAGATACCTTTACCTTCTTCAGTTGTAACGCATGAAGCTTTAACCTCATTGTTTTCAGATAGAACGAACATGTCTCCGCGTTTTAAATAGCGATCGATCATGGATTCTTGCTCATCGGCAAGGAGCAGTAAATCGAGATATTGCTTTTTGTTGTAGGAGATAGGATATATATTTATCATATTCAGTTTTTATGTAAATGGTTTGATGTGCTATAAAATACTTTTTTTATTGAAGTTATAAAATTAGATGGCTGTAACGTATTCAACAAATATAAACTGAATTTTATAGTTCTGTATTGTTGGTGGAACCATTTTATGTATATAGACTCGTACGACACTTTAGTTGTTGGATGCTCCAATAAAACAAATAGAGGTTCTAATTCAGAATATAAAAAAAGAAGTGTAAACCTCGCAAATGCTTGATTTACACTTCTTATTGGCGGAGAGACAGGCTCTTGAACCTATACTTTCAAGAAATATCATAAAATTGCAAATTACTGATAATCACATACTATCTAAAGTGTAGAGTAAATCTAAATCTTTCTAAATGCCTTTTGCTATTCTAAATATTGGGTGTATATTTGGGTGTAGAATTTCAAACGCACCCAATTATGAATATCAAACGAAACATCATTTTTGCATTGGAAAGCCGGAAAAAGAACGGTGTGCCAATCGTGGAGAACGTACCCATCCGTATGCGTGTCATATATGCAAGCCAACGCATCGAGTTTACAACAGGCTATCGGATTGATGTAGCCAAATGGGATGCCGACAAACAACGGGTAAAGAACGGATGCACCAACAAACTAAAGCAAAGCGCATCCGAAATCAATGCGGACTTGCTGAAATACTATGCCGAGATTCAAAACGTATTCAAGGAATTTGAGGTACAGGAAGCCATGCCAACCACCCAACAGCTAAAGGATGCGTTCAACCTACGGATGAAAGATGCCAACGAAGAGCAGCAGGAAGAAACACAGATAAGTTTTTGGGAGGTATTCGATGAGTTTGTAAAGGAGTGTGGCAATCAGAATAATTGGACAGCATCCACCTACGAGAAATTCTCAGCAGTGAAAAACCACCTCAAAGAGTTCAAGGAAAATGTAACCTTTGAATATTTCAACGAGTTTGGATTGAACGAGTATGTAAATTTCCTGCGTGACAAAAAGGATATGAGGAACAGCACCATCGGCAAACAGATGGGATTCCTCAAATGGTTTCTGCGCTGGAGCTTCAAGAAAGAGTTTCATCAGAACATGGCATACGATACTTTCAAACCCAAATTGAAAACCACCTCTAAAAAGGTGATATTCCTGACTTGGGACGAATTGAACAGACTGAAAGATTACCAGATACCAAAAGACAAACAATATCTGGAACGTGTCAGGGACGTTTTTCTGTTCTGCTGCTTCACAAGTCTGCGATATTCAGATGTTCGTAACCTGAAAAGAAGCGATGTGAAACCCGACCACATCGAAGTTACCACAGTCAAAACGGCAGACAGTCTGATGATTGAACTTAACGACCACAGCAAAGCCATACTTGAAAAATACAAAGAAGTCCATTTTGAAAACCATATGGTACTGCCCGTCATCAGTAACCAAAAGATGAATGATTATTTGAAAGAACTGGGGGAACTGGCTGAAATCAATGAGCCTGTACGGGAGACTTATTATAAAGGAAATGAACGTATAGATGAAGTCACCCCGAAACACGCATTGCTAAGCACCCATGCAGGAAGAAGAACATTTATTTGCAATGCGCTGGCTCTCGGTATTCCGGCACAGGTAGTAATGAAATGGACGGGGCATAGTGACTATAAAGCCATGAAACCCTATATTGACATAGCGGATGATATTAAGGCAAATGCCATGAACAAGTTTAACCAACTATAAAAGTATCAATCAGTTTCATAGATTATCCGCTATTTAAATTATATTTGCGACAACAATAGACATTGAAAC